AATAAATATGCAAAAATCAAATAATTTACTATACTATTCTGGGAAAGCTGCTCCTGTAGGTAGGATGTTGAAATCAATGATTATAAACTCGGCCGTCTTGGTAGGCTGTAAAAATATCTGACCTACCATTTGGTTTCTATCAATTACATCCGGAGTATTGTTAGTTTCGTCCATAACAACTTTAAAGGCGTATAGGCCTTGACGTTGCTGTACAGACTCTAAATAAGGATTAACTATATTTAAAAATCTATTTCTAGTGGCTGATGTATTCTGTTCAAATACCAAAAATCTCGTAGCTGATGCAATAAATTTCTTGGCAGCAATCAATAACCGTCTAACATTAATCCTATCTAATGCAGAAGCTTTCTTTTGCAATGTTTTTTGTCCATATACTACTACTCCAGTATTTGGAAAAGTAGCAATTGGATTAATATTACCATCATATAATGTATCACGATTTGCATGCGTTAATTTTCTTTCTGCTTGAATTGCATTATCAACTGTTCCGCGATTTACTCCAGCTGGGGCAAACCATTCTGCAGCAACCATATCACTAAACGCGTAAACGCCAGGTAATAATGTTGATGGTGGAACCCATACATAATTTCCTACCGCGCTATCATATATCTGTATCCATGGATAATACATAGCTGCGTAACTACTATCATATGCACTTGCTTCTGTAGTTGCTTCTGTCAATGATGAATTATATGCGACAGGATCTATTATTGTAAAACAATCTCCTCTATCTTCACACATTTGAATTGCTTTAGTAATTATTACAGCATGATTACTATAATTATTAACTAGGCCAGGCAACAACAATAAATTAATATCATATTCGTCTTGATTACGTAATAGGTTAATTGCATCTTCATATGATGTTTTACCTTGAGCCGCGGTACCTAAATTATATCCTTGAGTATTTGTATTACTTATATCTTTATAAAATCCCTGTGGATGTTGTACTGTTCCATCAGAGCCTCCGGAGAATGAACCTCCATATGATCCACTTCCATTAACTGGTAGACTTCCTGTAAATGCTCCGTTTCTAATATTACCATTTGAATCTAGATAATTATAAGTCTTCTCAATTGTTTCTACTCTTACATATTTAGATTTATTTGGATATGAACCAGATAATTGCAGGAATGGTGTTGTACCTCCCGAATCCCTTAATGTATATATTTGGTCTCCTAATACCTTAGCAATATATTGTGGTGAATTAGGATCTAATGTTAAATTATTCCATTGTTCTAAATATGTTTTCCGTTTCGATGTATCATCACCTCTTCGAATATATACACTAAATGTACCTTTATTATCGTTTCGATTTGCAATTTCATATCTAAAATTATCTACAGATCCAGATTTTAATACACTATTAGTGCCAATTGGACCGACACTATTTAATGTAGACCCAAAGCTTAATGCATGTAAGTTAAAAGAAGCAGATGCCATACCATTATGACCGCCCTGGAATTGTTTCATTGACATTGAATTGGATGATGTTGCTATAGTCGGTATAAAATCGGAATCTAGACAATTATATGTGTCCTCTTTACCTTTATAATCCATTGTTATTACAACACTACCTTGCGTTACAATACTAGCACTCATATTTAAATTATGCAATGATCCACTATTATTAATAGTATTACGTAAACTTTCAGATGGGCTATATTGAATAATTGAACTAGTTGGGATATATAGGTTAGTAGCAGTATTTGCATTCACTGCTGGGTTCCATCCAGATCCTGTAAATACAAATGCAACCGTTCTGGCAGATCCGCTAGTATATATAGATTCTCCTACTGTAAATGAACAAGATGCTTCGATGAGCCCGGTGCCTAATACATCATCCGAAACAAATGTAATTGATGCTGATGCAGCTGCTCCTCCGCCAACAATATTAGGATCACATGAAGTAGAAACTTCTGTTGATGCTGCTGAATATCCACCTGCTAATATTCTAACAACGGTTAAAGTATTACCTGATTTTAAGTATTCTTTTGCTGTATATGATGTTAGATATGCATATTTAGCTTCTACATCTCCAGATCCACTTGTAAATGTATCGCCGAACACTTGTTGATATTCGGAATAGCTAGATACTTGTGTAGGAACCATTGCAGGACCTTTAACAGTTGGTCCTATGACTGCAGCCCCTATTGCAGCAATACCAGCTGGTAAAAATGATTGATCTATTTCGTTAGTAAATACTCCTGGGCTTACTATTTTTTCTGCCATAGTTTAACTTCTATTCTGGGAAAGCTGCTCCGGTTGGTAAGATATTGAAATCAATAATTATGAATTCTGCAGTCTTGGTTGGTTGCAAGAATATTTGTCCCACCATTTGATTTCTATCAATTACATCTGGTGTATTATTGGTTTCGTCCATTACCACTTTAAATGCATACAATCCTTGTCTTTGTTGTACTGATTCTAAATAAGGATTAACTATATTTAAAAATCTATTTCTGGTTGCAGATGTATTTTGTTCGAATACTAGGAACCTGGTTGCAGATGCAATAAATTTCTTAGCGGCTATTAATAATCTTCTAACATTAATCCTATCTAATGCACTAGCCTTTTTCTGTAATGTCTTTTGGCCATATACTACTACTCCAGAATTAGGAAAAGTTGCTATCGGATTAATATTACCATCATATAATGTATCACGATTTGCATGCGTTAATTTTCTTTCTGCTTGTACGACTGTTTCCAATCCACCTCTATTTAGGCCGGCAGGTGCAAACCACTCAGCTGCTACTTGATCATTAAATGCATATACACCAGGTAATAATGTTGATGGCGGAACCCATACATAATTTCCTACAGCGCTATCATATATCTGTAGCCATGGATAATACATTGCAGCATAACTACTATCATATGAATCGGCTTGCGTGGTTGCTTCTGATAAACTTGCGTTATACATGGTTGGGTCTACAACTGTAAAACAATCTCCTCTGTTTTCGCACATTTGAATTGCTTTATTAATTATTACGGCATGGTCAGAAGCGTTATTCATCAATCCAGGTAAAGCTAGTATATTAATATCATATTCATCTTGATTACTTAATAGGTTGATTGCATCTTCATATGAAGTTTTGCCGGTACTTGCTCCTGATAAAACAAATCCTTGAGAATTTGCATTAGTGATGTCTTTATAAAATAATTGCGGACTAGTAATGGTTCCATCACTTCCATTTGCAAATGTTCCTGAAACTGCTGCTGGCAATGATCCGGATGCACTTCCTACACGGACATTACCATTTGAATCTAAATAATTATATGTCGCTTTAACACTAGATACTCTTACATATTTAGATTTATTTGGATATGAACCAGATACTTGTAAGAATGGCGTAGTGCCGGCGCTGTCTCTTAATGTATATACTTGATCACCTAATACCTTAGCAATATATTGTGGCGAATTTGGATCTAATGTTAGGTTGTTCCATTGTTCAAGATAAATTTTTCTTTTAATGGTATCATCGCCTCGTCTAACATATAAACTAAATGTACCTTTATTATTATTTAGATTTGCAATTTCCCAACGAAAATTATCTATAGAACCAGATAATAATGCATTATTTGTGGTTGAATCTAAGGTCGATCCTGAACCAGCTGCCGATGCAGCTGGTCTACCACTATTTAAAATTGCTCCTTCTGATAATGTATGTAATTGGAATGCAAATCCTCCGGCACTTGCAGTTACATATGAATTAGCCTTTGAATAAGCACCTGCTAATATTCTCGTAACTGTTAATGTATTGCCGGCTGCAAGATATGATTTAGCTGCATATGATGTTAAATATGAATATTTAGCCTCTGCTGTTCCGGAACCACTTGTAAATGTATCTCCAAATATTTGTTGGTATTCTGAATAACTAGATACTTGAGTTGGTACTAGCGCTGGTCCCTTAACGGTTGGACCTATAACCGCAGCACCGATGGCTGCTATCCCGGCTGGTAAAAATGATTGATCTACCTCATTGGTAAATACGCCGGGGCTTACTATTTTTTCTGCCATAATTTATTCCCTTATTAGTTTTGTTCGGCTGGTCTAAAAACTCCACTTTCAAGATCTAACGATCCCACGCCATACTTCTTAGTTAATGAATCTACTAGATCCATTTCCTTTTTTTGTAATGCATTAACATCATCTTCTAGCTTTGCTTCTAGCTCATCTAATTGTGTTAATCGCTTGCGAGTCATTAACGTTTCCATGCGTACTTGACCAAATTCTAAAATTTTTGTTTGATTGTTTTCTCGTAAAGAATTAATTTCTGTTATTTCTTCTTCTGTAAACTTAATTTCTTTTGACATTTGCCTTGTATTTTGATATTTAATAAATAAAATTAATCAAATATAAATATGATACAAAACTACTAAACCGGTCGTTTACTGATCGAAACTTCTAAAGGTTTTATCAAAATTTCCATTAGTATTATCTGGATAGCCTTTTTTCGGAGTCCCAAAGGATACATTCATTGCTTTCGCATCATTTGCAGCCGTTTCTTCATTTGTAAATGTTATACGTTTTAAAGAATATGCTTTCTTAAATGTACTTTGATGTAATTCAGATGTCATTAATAATGTTGCTTTAGCCGTTAATGGTAATGTAGCTCTTACCACTCTATCTTGGCCTGTATCATTTAAAGTATCAAATGTATAATCTGAAATGTATGTATTGAACTTCCATGTATCGCCCCAAGCAAAGCCACCCGTAGGCATTATTTCTTCTATTACTTTATTTAATTGTTCAATATATTCACACCATATAAATAATTCATATGTAACGTCAACATATTCTGGTATTGCACTTATATAATATTCATCACTTGGCTTTACTCCTCGTAATACCGAAAATTGATCGTATTGATTATTTTTAGTATAATTACTTTTAAACATCATAGAATTGCCATCCGGATTAATATTAACATCTAATTTTTTTAATGAATCTCGTTCCGTAATAGTGTTACGTTTTAAGGTCATTAATGGCGTCATTAATTTACCTTTACCATCTCGCATATAGCCATGTTTTTGAATCTGGCTCCATTTTTCTCCACTTGCATATAATAACGGAACATCTATCATTTTATTATTTTCCGGTATNTGTGGNTTAATTACTTTTTGTAAGTAATGCATTATGGCATAATCGACATCATATATAGTACANGCAGGTGTCTTAATCGTATCATTATCCCGACGTATTTGAGATGCGCGATTAGGAGTTTCCTGAATAGGCGATGCNTTCAGTTCATCATCTTTACCAAATGTGCTATATGTTTTATCTAATTTTGGTTTTCCCATTAATCACTACGTTTTTGATATTCATTATTTATACCACTTCTTACACGCGTTAAATCAACTTTATTTCTTCTGGTTACATGGGCATCACATATAATTGATACATTATATCCAAATTCTCCTATTTCGTTATCCACATGGCCTAATAAGGTACTAGGATTTCTTCCACCCCAATAGTCACCAGATCTAACAACATCTATTTCATAATACTCATTGTTATATTCAAATATGTCTCCAATTTCAGGTACTACATTTAAATCTTTAAGATCGTCACGGAGGAATGCAAATGTAGACATACGTGTACCTTCTAACCCAAAATCATCCGATGCCATATCTAATGGCTGTCGATCTATTAAAGCACGTAATTTAACTGGTTGATAATATGTCTTACCGGTGACTGACTCTCCATATATATTTTCTCTGGTTTCGCTAAGTACTATATGGAACCATAGCAATTCTACATCAATATATCTATTGATTAATTCTTTATTGATAGATCGTATTAACGATGCATCTCTTGCTGATCCAAATAATGCCATATATTACCCTACGTATATTTTTAATGGTATCTTATTCATCTGTTGTTGTAGCGCATCTGATTCTGCTTGTTTTCGTTCTAACTGCGCTTGCCTACTCATTCCTTCTAATATTTCTTTTAATTCGGCTATTAGAGAATCTTTATCTGTTTGAGCATTTGAAATTAAATCTGTGCCGTTTAATGTTATTGTAGAATTAGGTACCGGTAGTTCAGAATATTTTCCTCGTATTAATCCTAACATTTCTTTAGCTAATACTAACGCATATTTACGTATCCATTGTTTACCCACATCATTGATTTTTGCATATTTCATATTATCATATGGAGCATTACTATAATCACTAATAGTTGCATAATTATCATTTAATAATTTATCTCGATCACTAAGTAATACATAATTAAAATATACAGTACTGGCTGTAGTTGGTATAGGAAATAATTTTAATGTATTATTTGATAATTGAAATGAATACGCAGATTTACGTATCTGATCATTAAATTCAATTCCTTGTAATCTAAGCACATCTGCGTAAAGCGGCATCATCATAAATGATACACTAGGTGAATATGCACCCCAACCAAATGAGTCTAACATGTTTTGAGACCCCATACCAGTACCTATAAATGGATCATAGTACCGTACAATAGCGGGTGGCGGATCATGGAATATTCTACGTATTTCAAATGCATCATTTGCCGGCGAACCAGATTCAAATGTTACTATTGATGTATCTGTAAGATCATATACTTGTGTATCTTCTGAGACAGCTATTTTTCCGGAATATACATTATAACGACCACCTGTACCTGCTTCAGAACCATATTCTTTACTTAATAATATTAATCCACCAAAATTAGGAGTAACATATTTTTGTGTAAGATTGCTACCAGTACTGGAGCCTTGCATATTAACTAAGTTGTCCCGAATATTATATGTGTTAACTTGGTTACCATATTCGGTAACCGCTTCTTCAAGGCAGGCATAGAAATTTTTGTCTTGTAATTCTACATCTGATATTGGATATCCTAATCTTTTGGCAGACCAATCAGCTACTTTTTCACAATCGGTCTGAAAATCATATTCGTTATCGTAAAAGCCGAATGGTGTATCTCCAGGAAAGAATGAGGCCGAACCTGGCCATATTGGAATATTGACTGCCATTGTTTACCTTTTTATATAAATATCAAAAACTTCCGGAAGCTACATAATTATCACCTATTTCAATGTGACAGAAATGATCTCCCGTTATGCCTCTGTTAAAGACCAATTTTTTAGGGTCCCGGCCTTTTCCTGACATTTCATAGATTCCATATTTTGCTAACATCCAATTACCTGATACCCAATCATTTACAGGATTACCAGATGTATCTACACATTTAATAAACATTGCACATGTTTGAGCACCATCAGCTGTAGTAGAATAATAGTTCCATTTCCTGCCTCCGAATATTTCTTTATTAAAGGGATCACTTCCTGTTATTACAAAAGCAATTTTACTTCCTGTTGACATTGGTACAAGGCCGGAGTTGAGTCCGCCGGCGGAACCAGCTACGCCACTAGAATTGATTTGATACCAGTTACCTATTTTCCATGATGACCCGGATGTCCAACTTTCCCATGTGTTTGTTTCACCTGTATAATTTAAGACATTTGTCCAATAATTATATCCTGTAACTAAACTATGATCTGTTATTCCAGCAATATTAGTAATAGGAAACGCTGTAGATTCACTAGGACAAGTCATCATATAAATACCACCTCTACCCGAGCCTGTTATAAATTGATTAGACCAAATTGGTGTTGTGTAACTTCCATTTCCCCCGACACCATATTCTACACAACTACCCGAATCAGCATTTGTTACCATTTGAGGTAAGTTACCTGCATATGATCCTGATTCCCAACCACTTGTCGATATAGGAAGCATTGTTTGGTCAAATTGTGTTTTGAATTTCCCATATCCTATTCCATCCGGATATCTTGTTACAACCCCTGTATATTTGAAATCATAAAATGCAAAATTTCCGGGAGCTCCTTCCTGTACGGTTTGAAACAATCCCATATACTCATGATCATCAGGGGCATTATTACTATACTTTTCATTATATGTAATAGTAATGAACCTAGCACCATTATGCCAGAGACTTATTACTCCGGACATGGTCCATTTAATTTCTATTAAATCTCCTTGACTGAGGCTAGACATGCTCCCTAGGGCTGATCCGTACCATTGCCAGGTAAGTTTATCAGCAGCATTTGCCCACCAATTTACTCTTTGGGATACGTAATTTACAGGACCAATCATTGGGGTTGCATCAGTGGATGTGGTCACGTTGATTGTTTTATATATATCACTAAAGGTACTAAATCCTCCCATTCCATAATATGATCCATTTACATTACCATTTATACAATTTCCTATTCGGAAAGATATAATAGCTTCTTCTGTGGAGTCTATCCAACCTTCACATTTTACTGTTACATTTGACCAAATATTTCTACCATACCAACTACTATTAAAATCAGCATCAGGTGAATGAAATATTTTTGAACCAGAGTCTTCTGAGAATGAAGCTGACCAACCACATCGTGACCAATCATCTGCAGTAAGTTGGTATGTTTCAAATCCAGGAGATGGTGCGCCAGCTTTATTTTGCCTTCTTTTAAAAAGATGACTAGTAGATCCTCCCCTGCCACCAGGGTCAGGGTCTATATATTCCCTTTTATCTACTCCTTTATATCCTTTATTGCCTCCCATATTAAATTGTCCCTGACATTATATAATTTCCTACTTGACATTTATCTACCTGTGCACCATCTGCTCCATTACCAAAATATAATTTTTGTGCTGGCATTGCAGCTGCGGCAGATCCTTTAAATGAATATGCCCATAAATGCCAATGATTTGATACATAATCATTAATAGGTTTTCCATTTGTACTAACAGGTTTCCATAACATTACTGCTACTTGACCATTATCCGGAGTCACTACTGGAGTCATTCCAGATCCTGTTTCTGATAGGAATCCCCAATCACTACCTGTTATAATAACAGCTACTAGGCTTCCGGATGTTATTGGTTGATAGTTTGTCATCACTACTTGGCCTCCAGAACCGCCTCCATACCAAGCCGGCAAGGAATGGCCGGTACCCGAGTAATCGTCCCAATTTGTAGTCCTGACTTCTGGTCTCATATTTACAGTATTCTTTTGGTGGTCAAAGGATGCTACCTTATCATAATTAATAACTCCACACATTAAATTTACGGGCATTAATGCCGGGTCAATTGGCATCTGAAATCTATATATTCCACCTTCTCCTGATCCTGTTACAAAATATTTTGACCACATTGCATCTGCATATGCTGTAGATGCTGCCGGGTCAATTCTTACCGATGTCCCACCAAATGTAGGGTCTGTAAATGGTATAGCAGAATCTATATTATATACAGATCCACTATCCCACATTGATGGCGGGATATCTACCATGGTCTGATTAAATTGTGTATCAAACCAATATGGTTGAAAATTAACTTCGCCTTGGAACTTCCAGTCATAATGTGCAAAGTTGCCGGCTTCACCTTTCTTATAATTAGCTAGTACTTGATGATAA